GTCTAACTATGCTCAAGAACGTGTAAAAGCAACGGGAGCAGACCCATCTTTGATTGATGATGAGCAACGTGGACGCGCAGTTAATGATGTGTTTTACGGAAACCATCCTGATGACCCAGTTCCAACAAGCATTACTGGATATTTTCAAAGAGCAAAAGAACAAATTTATCAATCTGCAAAAGACAGATTTGGAAATAATCCAATTCAAACATCTAATGTTGATAACTTGTTAAATAACCCTCAATGGACTGCTGGTCTTGAAATTAAAGGAAATCAAGGAGTAGCTTCTTCGGCTCAGAAATTTCTTAATCTTGCTAAAAATGTTGGATTTGAAGACGCAAGTGGTGTTATGCAACCTGCTGGCTCTGTGTCTGCTTACGATGCAGTAAGAAAAGCATTAAATAGCGAATGGTCGCCTCAAAATTCTAAAGCAATTGCTGCTGTAAATAGTGCTATTGATAAAGACATTGCAAGTGCGGCAGACCCATCACTTTACAAACTTGGCGATAACATTCACAAGTTGGAAAAAACAATTTTTGAATCAAAAGGAATTGCAGATATTTTTGCGCTTCAAGATAAAAATGGCGTAACTTTGTCTAGCGTACCAGTAGAAAAAGTATTGTCTAAATTAAACAATTTGCCAATTGAACAATGGCGGCACATTCACGATACGTTAAATCAATTTGCAAGTGGAAGTTTGCGTGATGCACCAGAAGGAATGCCTTCAATCCCGCCCGAATTGCAAAATGCCGCTTCTGCTGCTCAAAAAGAAATAGCAGGCGCATTAGCGCGTAAAGTTTATGAATCGGGCGCTTCTAAAATTGGCACATGGAATCAGAACTCTGTTAATTCCACTCTTAATTCAACAATTGGTCAAAAAATACTTCAAACATTTCCACAAGATGAAGTTGCAAAATTTCACACATTGAATCGTGGTGGTTATTTGATGCCTGGCGTACATTCGTATGAGGGTGCGGCGTTACAACAAAAACGTGTTGGCAATTTGGCGGGAACCCTTGCAGAAAAAGGACTTACCGCTGGTGGCGCAGGTTTGGGCGGTGCATTTTTTGGGCCTCCTGGCGCTGCCGCTGGTGCTGGAATTGGTCAGCAAGTAGGTGGTAAAGTTGCTGGTGCATTGGAACAACGCGCGTTATCTAAAAGGGCCACTAAAGCTGTTGAAGAAATGCAAAAAGCAGCAGCACTTAATAAAACATCATTAAAGGACATTGGAAAATGAGCGTCAATCTTTCTCCCATCGGTAACGGCTTCCAGTTCTTTACCACCACCGGAATCCCGCTTGCTGGCGGGTTTATTTACACTTATTTGGCAGGGACTACAACGCCTACTGCTACTTACACCACATCGGCGGGAACATCTTCCAACACCAATCCTATCCAGCTAGGCACGGACGGACGACCACCGCAAGAAATTTGGTTGACCTCTGGAACCAATTACAAGTTTGTGCTTACAGATTCAAGCAATTCAACCATCCAAACATACGACAATCTTTACGGCATTATTGGCACTAGCCCAAGCGTTTCCGCTGTACCGTCTGGTGGCATCATTATGTGGTCAGGCAGCATTGGCTCAATCCCCGCTGGTTACAACCTTTGCAACGGACAAAACGGCACACCTAACTTGCAGGACTCTTTTGTAGTTGGCTCTGGCAATACTTATGCTGTCGGTAATACGGGAGGCTTTACAGCAGCATCTACTAGTAGCGTGGGAACTTATCTGCCTACATACTATTCTTTGGCCTATATTCAAAAGACCTAATCATGGAAATGCAAAACCTTATCAATCTTGGCGGCGCTGTCGCAATGTCTGTTTTGGGGTGGTTTGCTCGTGAATTGTGGGCTGCTGTCAAAGACTTGAAATCAGACCTATCTAAACTTCGTGAAGATTTGCCAAAAGAGTACGTTGCAAAAGACGATTACCGCCAGGATATACGCGAACTCAAGGAAATCATGAATAAGGTTTTTGACCGCTTGGAAAACAAGGTAGACAAATGATTGACCCGATTACCGCCTTTGCAACAGCCCAAGCCGCCATCAAAGGTGTGCAAGCTGCCATAAAGATGGGTAAGGACTTGCAGGGCATTAGCGGCGACTTAATGAAGTTTTTTGAGGCTAAAGACGTTGTAGCCAAAGCAGCATCAGAACCAAAAAAAGGATTTGCTAAATCAGACACAGCGCAAGCGTTTGAGATTGTGATTCAAGCAAAACAACTACAAGACGCTGAAAACGAACTTAAACAAATGTTGATTTGGTCGGGCCAAGCTGACGTTTGGCAAGCCATCATGATTGAGCGCAATAACCTTGTCCAAAAACGAAAGTCAGAGGAAATCGCTATGGAAAAAGCCAAGGCTAAGAAAAAGAAAGAAATTGAAGAAGCATTAGCTATGCTTTTTTACATTGCCGCCGGTGTTGCTTTAATCGCTTTGGTGGCTTGGGGAACAATGGAATACGTTGATTTTATGAGGAAATGAAATGGACTGGTTAAAAGCAATTGCACCCACCTTGGCTACCGCTATTGCGGGGCCTTTTGGAACGATGGCATATGGTCTTGCAGCAAACGCACTTGGCATCTCTGCTGAAGATGCACAAAAGACCATTGAGTCCGGCAAGTTGACCAATGAGCAAATTGCGTCTATCCAGCAAGCGGAGATTGCTATCAAGGCTCGCGCTCAAGAGTTGGGTCTAGACTTTGCCAAACTAGCCGTAGATGACCGCAAATCAGCCCGTGATATGCAATCTACAACCCGTTCTATTGTTCCTCCTGTGCTGGCTTTGCTGGTTACCTTGGGGTTCTTTGGAATCTTGATTGGTCTAATGACCAAAACCTTTGCCACTTCTGATGCCCTAATGCTTATGCTTGGTTCCCTTGGAACCGCATGGACAGGCATCATTGCTTTCTACTTTGGCTCTAGCGCATCTAGCCAGAACAAAGACGCTCTTCTCCACCAATCTAGCCCAACACAATGAAGCAAAACTTTGAAGCCGCATTAGCCCATGTACTCCAATCAGAAGGTGGTTTTGTAAACAATCCAAAAGACCCCGGCGGCATGACCAATCTAGGTTGCACAAAATCCACTTGGGAAGAATTTGTAGGCCATCCTGTATCAGAGGCTGATATGCGAGCATTAACCCCCAAAGACGTTGCACCGCTGTACAAGCGCAAGTATTGGGACAAAGTATCTGGCGACCAACTTCCTGCCGGTCTTGATTACGCTGTCTTTGATGCTGCCATCAATAGTGGGCCAGGTCGTGCAGCAAAGTGGCTGCAAGAAGTAGTAGGCGTTCAAGCTGATGGTGTTATTGGATACAAAACAATCGTTGCATTGCAAGAAACACCACTTGCGAGAATCATTGCCATGTACAACGACAAGCGTCTCCAGTTCCTAGAAAGCCTTCCAACCTTCTCTACGTTTGGCAAAGGCTGGTCAAATCGTGTCTCCTCTGTACAAACAATTGCATCATCCATGTTGACGTAACAAAAGTGTGATACGTTCCGTGGGTCTAAACAAAGGGGCAATTTAATGCTAATCTCTGACCAAGAATTCCTTGAACTTTGGAAAACTCATAAGTCACCAAATAAGGTTTCTAAAGCGGCAAATATAAACCTTCGTAACGTGTACCGGCGCAGAGACAATTTAGCAAAAAAATATAACCTAGACTTATCAAGTCACAAAGAAATTAAAACATGGGCGCCACCGGCTCCTAAATCTGAACTTGGCATTGAAAATGGGACTGTTATTGTTTTTTCTGATGCTCATTTTTGGCCTGGCATTCGCACTACTGCGTTTCAAGGTTTATTGTGGGCTATTGAAAGATTTCAGCCTAAAGCTGTCATTTGCAATGGTGATGCTTTTGACGGGGCTTCTATCTCTCGTCACCCTCCTTTGGGCTGGACTAGGACTCCAAGCGTTATTGACGAACTAAACGCCTGCAAAGAAATGCTTGGGGAAGTGTCTGAGGCCGCTAAAAAAGCCCGGCATAACACCAAATTGATTTACACAATGGGCAACCACGATGCACGATTTGAAATGCGTCTAGCGGCTAATGCCCCACAATACGTTCAAACACCAGGATTCAAACTTTCCGATCATTTCACCGACTGGTCATTTTGTATGCTTACTTGGGTGACTAACGACCTTATTGTCAAGCATCGTTATAAAGGCGGCATTCACGCCGCTCACAACAACACAGTAGGGGCTGGTAAAAGCATCGTAACGGGTCATTTGCACAGTCTGAAGGTAACACCCT